ATCAGAGCTTATTCTATAGACAACATGACAGGTACAGATTTAGATGACAAAGCGTCTGAATATGGACTTACCAGAAAAGATTCTCAAACAGCAACAACTACAGTTACCATTGGAGACAGTGCGATCACAAAAGTTGAAACTGGAGTTTACTCAGGACTTTCAGGAGCTCCTGCTGGAACTTTTGCAGTTAATGGTGATAGCTCTTTAGGATTCTCAACTTCTGGTAGCATCATCATTGGTAGAGGTACAACTAGAGTTGAAACTATTCCATACAATTCTATTACAGAATATTCTAACTATGTTGTATTTAATTTGGATGCAGCCTTAGCGTTCGATCATGGTACAGATGAAACTATTATTTTATCTCAAGGTGGAAATAGAGTTATCAGTTCTGGTTCAATTGTTTATGTACCAGAATCAGACATCAATCCAAGAGTTGAATTCTCATTAGATGCTTCTGCTACAATTTTAGATGGAGAAGAAACTGTAACAGATGTTTTAGTAACAGCTATTACTTCTGGTTCTCAGGCCAATGTTCCAGTTGGTTCAATTACAACTTTTGATTCAGCTCCATTTTCTTCTGCTTATGTTACAAACACAGCGAGAGTAACCAACGGTGCTGATGCTGAGACAGATCAAGAGTTGAGAGATAGAATTAAATCTCACATCCAATCTCTTTCAAGAGGTACTGGTACATCAATTGTAACAAGTGTTCTGAATGTTACTTCTACAACAGATAACAAGCGTGTTGTATCAGCTTCTCTAGTTGAGCCTACAATTCCAGCAGATGTTGTTAAACTTTATATTGACGATGGCACAGGGTTTGTTCCTTCGTTCGCTCACATCGGGATTGAAACGATTGTTTCTTCTGCTACAGGTGGAGAGAAGTTTTTAAAAGTAAACAATGTTCCAGTTGTAAAGGCTTTTGTTGAAACACAAAACGAAGAACCATTCGCATTGGTCGGTGGAGAGACTTTATTTGTGGATGTTAATGGTGTGGTTGAAACAATTACATTTGCATCAACAGACTTTGCTATACCGGGGGCTGCAACAGCTCAAGAGGTAATGAAGAAGATAAATTCAAATGCTTCTACTTTTGAAGCAAGAAAATCTTCTAATGGTGTGAAGGTTAAAATCTTTTCTCGTAAAAACTATGATGAACAGATTAGAGTTACAGGTGGAACTGCAAATGTTAGCTCTAAGTTGTTTTTCCCTACAGATCAAAAATATACATTAAAACTATATAAATATTCTGATAATGAATTGAAGTTCCTATCTAAGGATGGGGTTACAGCAACAATTGAGTCTGGCTTAACAGCAGGTTACAATATGTCTGTAAAAAGAAATATGGTTGTGGTCGTTGATGGTAAAACATCAAATCCTCAAATTGCTTGGTTTGACCCAGCAGATTTTTTAAATCCGTCTTCTGTTTCTTCTTTAGAAATCGTTACTATGATTAACGATCAGATTTCAGGAATTAGCGTTGCTAGAAGTTCTAACAATACTAAATTCCAATTAACTTCTAATATAGAAAGAAGTTCTCTTTCTAAGGTTAGAGTCGTTGAAACTTTTGATAAAATATTAAATGAGGAATCATCTGTTTTAGTAGATAGAACGACAAATTTAACCAATGGTGTATCAACTGGAATTTTTCAAGATATGCTTGATTATGTTTACATTGGAAAGACTGATGTTAAATTCAACACTATTTGGGTTGAACTTTCTACAGGAGCTTCTAACTCTATTGCTCCAAAATTTGAGGCGTACAATCAAGACACTTTAGCATGGGAGACAATTGGTGCTTACGATGAAACAAGTGGCTTTCAATCTTCTGGACATATCATTTTTGCTAGACCTAGAAGATGGGGTAAAACTACAGTTTCAGGAGTTGAAGCTTATTGGGTTAGAATTCAGAAAACAGCTTTAGCAGGAATCGACCCTTCTGCTACTAAGATTAAAGTATCAAATGCAAATGAGGTTTTTGGATTTTCAGAAGTTGAAGCTTCTGGACAAGACAAAGATTACACATTCAACAGATTTATTGGTCAAATAGAATTAGAACAGGCCTTATTGCCGTTCGATGTTCTTTCAGTTGGTTCAGAAGAGACTAGAGCTTTTGTTGTTATGGAGTCTAATGCTCCAGTTGGAATTGTTGCAGGAGATGTTCTAAATGTCTCTGTAGACGGCGTAGCTCAAACAGTAACATTTCAATCAGGAGATTTTGTAACAGTGGGAACTGCTACTGCTACAGAAATTGCTAACAGAATTGCGACTGATTTAAAAGGAGTTACTGTAACAGTAATTGATAGTTCTAAAGTGAAGATCACATCTAATTCTTGGAACGATGGCTCTATTCAGGTTACAGGTGGAACTGCAAATTCATTGTTATCTTTCCCTACAACATTGAAGAGCTCTATCACTCCACACTACCCTTCAATCCAATCGGCTTCTGGCCCATTTAACATTCCTATAGGCAATCATGTAAACATTGTTATTGATAATAATTTTGCTAACAACTTTGAACTTCCATGTCACACTGAAAGAACTTGTGCTACTGGAACCACAAATACGCTATTGAAAGACACTACTATCTTAGCTGTATTTAGCGTTTCTACAGACCTTGTAGGATTTAAAGTTATTATGACAAGTGGTTCTCAAAGTGGTTCAATCAGAACGATTTCTGCATATAGCCCAGCGACAGGCACAATTACATTGTCAGCTCCATTAGCAGGAGCTCCTGCTGTGGGAGACACATTCCAAATCATTCCTCAAACAGCAGAGCAATTTGTTAAGTTTTGGAATAATAAATTGATAACTCTTATTACAACCAAAGCCTCTATTAGTCTTGCAGGGGGTGGAACTAAAATTCAAATCACTTCTTTAAAAGCAGGAGAAGAAGGTGTTGTGTATGTTACAGGTGGAACTGGAAACTCTGTTCTTCAATTCCCTGTTACAGCAAAATATGGAGTTGATGGTTATAGATATTATACAGGTCTAGCTCAACAGACTCAATGGACTGTAGATGGAAGAGAGGACGACCAAGAGAATTATCCGGGCATCCGTGCCGCAGGTGTTCAGGTTGAAATTATCGAGCCAGTTACAATTCCTATTCGTATCGAGGTAGCTGTTAAAACTAGAGAGGGTGTTACTCTTTCTGCAATTTCTAACGATATTAAATCTGCTGTATCTGCTTATATAAACAACTTGAAAGTTGGTAACGATGTTATCCTTTCTGAAATTATATTAGCTGTTAAAAATGTTACTGGAGTTTTCGATGTGACAGTTACATCTCCTACAGACAACATTGCGATTGCAGATTCAGAACTTCCAAGAATTGCAGATGCAGATATCGTAGTAGGGTAAGGAGACTTTATGACAAACAAACTGGAGAAAATGTCCCGATTCCTACCGAGCTTGTATCGGCCAACGGTTAATACCAATGTTCGAGGTTTGCTATACGCTTGGTCTGATGAAGATGATTTGATCGTTGAAGCGATACAAAATGCTAAAGAGCAGTTGTTCGTAAAATATTCTCAATTAAATTATCTTGATTCTTTGGGTTCGAATGTTGGGGTTTTTAGACCAACAGCAATTGGATTGGCCGATCTTCAATTTAGACAGTTAATCCCTGCGTTATCTTTTTATCCAAAACAGGTCAAGCCAACTATTAAGAGAATTCTGGAAGTTTTCTATGGCGTAAATAATCCTGCTGTTCAGATCGCTGAGTCAAATCCTAATGAAATAGTTATTCAAATTCCAAGTTCGGTGCCAGCTTTAAGAAGAACATTAAAAGGTAGTTTACATTTTCATAATTATTCTGGGACAATAACATCGGTAGATAATATCGGAAAAAGTATTGTTATCAATTTGGACGGTGACAATAAAAATTTGGTTCTCGATGAACTCAAGGATGCAGTTTTGGGACAGGGTAATTTATCCTATACTATTATTTCTAATACGACAGGTAACTCTAATGTTACTGTTCAGTTCGAATCTACCTCTGACCTAAGCCTTTTAGATACAGCAAAGAAAATTATGGTCGCAAATGTTCCTAATTATCAGGGTTCTTTTTTTCCTGATTTAACTCGTTCTTTTTCTTTAAAGAAGGACAGAGGGACTTTGGGACAAAATGTTGTGGCAGGACAATCATATCCAACACTGGTTATGGAGGATGCTTCAAACATACCTGATGGTCAAGGTCATCTTATTTTTGATTTTGGAAACGGAAAACAAGAAGAAAATATTAAATATTTTGGGAGACCAAATAATACTACACTTCTTTTAGATAGCTCCTATGTGTTTTTGAACAATCATTCGATAGGGTCTGTAGTGAATGTAATGGTGAAGCCATACATAAAGCCAGCGATAAATGGAGAAGACTTGTCGATCTATTTCGTTGGGATTACAGCAGCGAGGGTTTTGGCCCAACAAATTATCGAATCGGTTGTTGCGGCTGGGGTTATTGTAAGATGGATTATTGTTTATCCAAAATGCTGAGAGGTTTAGTTTGGAAAGGTTTGAAAAAAAGATAAAGAAAGAAGATTGCTGGGTTTGGATTGGAGCCAAAAATCAAAAGGGTTATGGCTTATTTAGAATCTCAGGTGGAAAAACTATTGCAGCCCACAGGTTTTCTTATCTTTTGTATAATGGAGAAATAGGAGAGATGAATGTTTTGCATAAGTGTGACAATCCTTCTTGTGTGAATCCAAAACATTTATTTCTGGGAACGAATCAGGACAATGTTGACGATAAGATGAAAAAGGGTCGTCACAATTGCAGAAGAGTTCTTTCAGATAAACAGGTTGAAGAAATTAGAGAAACGAATGTTTATAGAGGCTTTTATAGAGATTTTGCTAAAAAGTTTGGTGTAAGCGATGTCGCAATACTTCAAATAAAGCAAGGAATTAGAAGAGCCAAAATGTTAGATTGAGGAGAGTTAGATGCAGAGAATACAACGCTTTGTAGCAGATCAGAGATATGATTTACCACATCATGAATCAATGATGAATTATATTTCACAAGAGTTTTATGCTTACAATAAAGCCTTTTTATCACCAACATCAAGAATCGTAGCAAACTGGAAAATTGAAAATAATGGGGGTTTGTCTGTTAGAGTTAATAACACGACAGGTTCATTATTGTTTGCCTCAGATAAGGTTGGCAAGGAAGGTATTAACTATAGAGCTCCTGCTTATACACTCCTAACATTAACACTGGCAGATAACTCGGTTAACTATGTTGAAATTCAATTAAGCTCAACGACTTGTGCTCCTGATACTGTTGCAATTTGGGATACAACTGCAAATGGTGGAGCAGGAGAAGAGTTTACTCAAACAATCGACACGGCTTACGAAGAAGAGCCAATTCTAGTTTCAAACACAATCGCATTCACAGGAGACTCTGATAAACTACCTCTAGCAGTTGTTACAACTTCGGGTGGGGTTATTACATCAATTGTTGACTCAAGAAATATGTTATTTGAGGTTGAGGCAGATTGGAACTTTGGAACGACCCGAACAGACAGGACAATCGGGTCGTTAAAAAATGCTTACGATGCTTTAGCAACTTCAATCAAAGAATTAAAAGGAACTTCAAAGTGGTATTCAGTTACTTCTTCAAATAAAGTTCTTAAAGAATATCAAAACCTTTTCATCTCAGGCGGTGGAACTTTCCAATGGGAAGGTACAGCAGGGACGAACAAACTAGCATGGTCTTCAAATTTCGATATCGAAATTGCAGATCGTTCATATATTTACACTGTAGATGCAGGGAATGTTACATTACTTGAAGGTCAAGCAATGTATATCGTTCTTCCTACAGGTTCACCTTCTGGAAGTATTACTCCAGTTGTTGCTAATCTTTCAGATGTTCCAATAGACCCAACATCAGTTGGTTTTTCTGCTGGAATTCAAACACTATTTTTCAGAAGAAATAATAAAGTTATTTCTACTGTTTTAGATTTGCCTGATTTAAGTTCAGGTGAAGGCTCTACTATTGGTGAGGACTTGCCTCAAACAATTAGAGCTAGATTAGGTATCAACTCAGATACTACTTATGAGGCGTATTCTTCTACATCAATTATTGCTGTTTCAGACAACTATCCTCAAGCTCTTTCAAAACTAGATGCTCAAATTTTAGATATGATGAATACTCATCCTGATGAGGATGAATTTCTTGTAACGAATTTGGCAGGACAAAGTATCTTTGTTTCTTCAACTCTTTTATGGCATCCAAGCAATTCGGTTGAAGATATCATCGTAAC